CACTCCAAGCCCTGAGCACGGCAGATCACAAATGAGTATATCTGCCTTTCCCCCATTTTCCCACACAAAAAATTCCCACATTGAAGTTACACAATAAATTATGTAAACAACAATGTGAGAATTCACCATATTATTCTTGACAATAAACATTATACCATAAACCCTAAAACAATGCAAGACTTTATTGTAAATATTTTAAAAGATATTTCATACAGTTATTTTTGATAGACTGATTTTCAAAATATAATCTTGATATTCTATAATATTCAATTAATGATTTAAAAAATGGTGATGTTCTAACCCTAATAAAAATAGTATCTTCATTATGATCATTATTATTATGTGAAACAAAATAAAGAGAGGATATATCCTCTCTTTTATTATGGGTTAAAACTTGCACTTGCAATAATTGTTGGATTAGTAAGTGGTGTAGAAACATTTTTAGATAAATACATTTGATTACTAAATCTAGATGTAATTCTAGTAATACAAGGATTTAATGATGTATCCCTACCAGTCGACATTACAGCTAAACCGCAATAAAATTTTCCCTTGCTATCTTTATTTCCGTTTATTAATGCTAAATTATATTGGTTAGCGTGTGAATTTGATTTTATATTTTCTATTGTAATACTACCATTAGTACCAACAACTAATATTGCTCTTATTAGTTGGTCATTTCCCATACTAAAATCAATATCATAAGTTCCAGATCTTAATACTGCGACTTGATAGTAAGCATTAGGTTGCATAGTAATTGTCCAAGGATTTTCAACAGCTAAATAACTATCTTCATTTCTAACTTGAAAACATTTAATATTATCTATATCATCAAACATACCGTTATATGTTTGTAGATTTAATATTTTAATTTTATTGTGTGTATTAAAATATTCCCAATAATTACTAGTTAAATTATCTATGTTAATACCTTTTTTTATACCTTTTGTAGGTGGTTGTATATTAGCTCCATTTATTATAAATTTTGTTGGATATTGATTTAATTTAATTATTGATGTTGTATAACTCTCATCTTGTTTCCAAAATACAGTATAAAAATTATAAATAAATACAGAAACATAACTAGAACTTATTAAAATACTTTGTGCGTATGTATCTATATATAAATTACTAAATATATATGTTCCGCCACCATCACATTCAATTCCAATAGTATTATTATATTCTTCTGCTGTTACATTATCTTTTGAATATGAACTTGTTAAATGTACATTAGAGATTAAATCTCCACTACTATGCAAATACATTGCTTTTTTAATACGTTGTATTCTTAACTCATCTATTTCATTATCTGTACCATATAAATATAATCCAACAGCATTAGGGTTAATATCTGCTCCATTTCCACTAATAGAAATATTAAATAATCTTGCATCGCTTGACATACTACCTACTGTTCCTCTATCTATATAAATACCATAATTAGCAACATTTAATATATATAAATCTTTAAAAATTGTAAATTTTCTATTAGATGTTGTATATATCGCATAAGTTGTATTTGTTGCGTCCCATACTCCACCTTGTACTAGCATTTTTCCATAAGGACTATATCGGTCATAAGTTCCAAGTGTATCATTTGCTATCTCTAATAAAGCATTTATTTCTGTATTTGTTTTAATAATAGCATTATCTTCTAAAATTAAATTTATTTGATATTCAATACCCATTTTTACTTTTAAAGGAGAACTTATTAAATATTCCCCATTTGGTATATAAATATTTCTATGAGGAAAATTATCTATACAAAATTGTATTGCTTCGGTATCATCTGTAATTCCGTCGCCTTTTGCTCCATATTCTTTAACATTTATAATATCATCTAATGATATTGCGTATAAATCATCGTGTCCTAAATTAATTTTTGTTCTTCCATTTACATTAGTCGCTGACTGCTCTTTTATTATTTTATATATTTTGCTTCCGCCGTCATTTAGATTATGAAAACCTAAAGTTTTTGCATAACTTCCCTCGATTAAATTTTCTGAATTTATCATATCTGAAACATTATCAAAACCAAGTAGAGATTTTGTATTCAAATATTCTGCTATAATTTCTTGTAATGTTCCGTCTTGTGCCATTTCATCTAATTTATTATTAATTTCATCTTGTACATCTAAATTATCAAAATAATTATCAGCATAATTTTTTAATTCAACATATAAATTTTGTAATTCTTCAATAGCATCAGCATTATTATTTACAGCAGGTATTACTGTTTCTTTTAAATAATGTAATAATGCATATAATAATTCTAGATATGACATACTTTCATCAAATGCAAGAGGAATAACCTTTTGACAAAATACCCTAAAAGGTAAAGGGTTTTGAATTTTACTATTTTCTACATTTATCATTATAAAACCACCTTTCAAAAAATCTTATTATAATTTTATATTATTTTTAATATTTTTGCAATTATTTTGCAAAAATTAATATAATCCCATGAATAAATCATACAATTCATTAATTATTAATAAATCAATATTCATTAAATTTTTCTGTAAATCAGCTAATATATCTAGATTATATCTACCACCATTATTACCAATAATAGTTTTTAAATAATTATTAGTACCATTAGAATTAGCTGTACCATTAGAAGATGAATTATCATTTATTTCATTTTTATTTTCTGTATTATTCATTGTATAATTAGTAGCCCATGTTTGATCTTCTAATTCTGTATTATTTAAATCACCCTGTGGTGTATCTTGAAATAAATTTTTATTTTTAGATGTACCACTTGAATTACTTGTACTTTCACTTTCTGTATTAGTTGTACTTTCATTAGTATTAGTACCTTGAAAATCTTCAACTAAATTTACATTTTTATCAATATTATTTAATAATTGTAATTGTTTTTCATATAGAATATTGTAATAAGGCATTATTTCATTTAATTTATTATTTAAATAAAATCTAAAAAGTGGTGCTGTTTCAAATCCAATTTCATTTTCATAGTAGTGATTTAATATTTTTTGATTTAACACATTTCTATAATTTTTATCAAAAATAGGGTAATCAGTCATTTTAAAATCAAAATTATTATCAATTAAAGTTTTAATTGTTATCGTGTAATGTGCCATTATCATCACCACCTTTAAAATCATCTTCATTTAAATCTAATTCTTTTAATACATCTGTATTTAATTTTATTTTAATCTTTTTATCATTATTTTGCAAGAATTTTTTATTAATTAAATCACATGCTTGTTTTCTTGTTTTATAAAAACAATTTAAATAATAAGTTATTAGTTCATTATTGCTTTCAACCTCATCAGTAATTAATCTTTCTTTTTTATCTGTATTAGCATTATCAATACCTAAATAAGTTAATGCTTCATTCCAAATTTCATGTTTATGCAATTCTAATTTATCAATTAGATAAGGTGCATCTGTTTTTAAAACATTTAATTTATTAGATATATCAAATTGTTTATTTCCAAAAATAAAGGGTGTATTTCCACTATATTGCATATATACATTTTTTAATGTTAATATTGTTTTTGTATCACCTTCAATTAATACAGGTGTTTTTTGTGCTGTAAGGTTGACATCTATTGTGCGTTCTGTATCATAAAGCCTATATGACATTAATTGTAAAGTATTTATAGTTGGTAATTGTAATTCATTATTCATAATATAAACTATATCATCAAAATCAAATTCTTCATTATAACCTATTGACCATGCATTAACTTTTGTAGGTAATTCATAGATATTTAATTTATCACTAGGATTTACTTTAAAAACTTTCATGCCTATTTTTTGTTTAGTTGTATCATTTACAAAACATGCTCTACCTAATTCATATAATGACTGCTCTAAAAATCTACTTGCACCAAATCCACATATATCATCTAAATTTTCCCATGTAAATAAAGATGTTGCAAGTAATTTTAATCTATCTAAATAATCAATATATGTTTGATTATTTATTATCATTGCTAAATCTACTTCTTTTTTCATGTTATCACTCCTTATACAATATTATTTGAATTATTATAATTATACATAGTACTTGCATTATGCCATAATGTTACACCACTATTAAACATATTTCTAATAATATTTAAATCTGTTTGTGGTATATCACCTACAGCATTACAGTCAATAGTTTTAATATAATTCCAATTTTGTCTACCTGTTATATTAGGTGTTTTTACAATATTTACTTTATAACCAAACATTGAAAAATAATCATCAATAGCTTTTAAATATTCTGTTTTTGCTCTCATCTGTCTTAAAGTATACATATTTCTATTTGCACCCCATATAACATCACCTGTAGCTTGACCACCCTGTAAATTAGGCATTAATGATGCTTGATAAAATTGTCCTATTATTCCACCTATTTGACCTGCTGTATTTATACCCATTGATGCAGTATTTGCAACACCTTTAAATTCTTTATCACTTAAAGCACCATTACTATTTGCTGTAGCAAGTGCAGAAAGTGCAGTTGTAGCAGGTATTGATGCACCACCTGTAGCAACACCTAAAGCTATATTTCCTGCCATTAATGCTGTTTGTGTTGCAAGATTTACAGAATTTTGTGTTAGCCAATTTGTGAAAGCATCACTTGACCATGCACATGTAGGATATTTTCCTAATGGTATTGCTTCATCATCATCTGTAGGTTTACCTTTATAATTTTTAGGTACTAATCTACCACTACCACCAATAGTAATACAAAATTGATTTTCAAATACAACATTATCACCTGCAAAATCTTCATATTTATAAATATTATTATTACCCTGATTATTTGAAACAAACAAATAATTATAAGGATAGACAAAACATTTATTATTTTTAGGTGTAAAATCATTAAAAGAGTGTACTTTTTCAAATGTAGTATTAAATTTTTCAATATTTGTATCATAAGGTAAAGTATACCATGTAAATTGTAATGCTGTTTCACTTTCATCATAACTCATAGATGCAGTATGTGATGTTAATTGTGGTATATCTATTGCTAAATTAGGTACAATAAATATATTTTGTATATCTTCTACATGACCATCCATATTACTACGAGCAATAAATAAATAAACATTTTTAAAATCATTTAAATTATTAATAGAAAACAAATATAATCTAGTACCAAATACAACATTATCATAAACACTTATACCTGCATATTGTGTACCTTTATTTTTATCTAATACTTCCCAACCTGTAGAATTATCTTTAATTTCCCAATTTGATGCAATACAAACATAATAACCAAATTCATTTCCATAAGATGTATCTTCTATTTGACCTTCTTCTATAACCTCACCAACATTTAAATTTTCATCTATAGTATGAATACCTATTGTATCATCATTAACATGTTCTCTTTCAATAAAACAGGGTTTATATACAATATCAGAATACCATGTTTGAAATACATCTGTTTCAATAGTAATAGCAGTACAATTTTCATTGATATATTCCATATTTGTAATAAAACAAAAATACCATTTATCAGTAAATCCTGTATTTTTATAAAATAAATAATTACATTGTATAAGATTATCTATATTTTCACCTACTTTAATTACATTATCTTTTTTAATATATGTGTAATTATCATAGGTTTTTTGAATTGTACTATTAAAATAAGTTAATTGTGCATTTTTATTAGCAAATGTTAACTGATTTTTATAATCATTTATAAGTGGTGTTTTACATAAATAAACTTGCCCCTGTGGTGTTATACTTATCATTATTACATTTACCCCTTTCTATTTTTAAAATATAAAGGTGATACATTTGCATCACCTTTTAAATTATTCAGCTGTAACTGTAACAGCAGATGTTTTTGTTAATCCACTTTCTGTACTAACATTTAAATTAGCTGTACCAGCACTTTGACCTGTTACTATAGCAGTATTTGCACTTGTTTTTGTAACAGTAAATACTTGAGGGTTTGCACTTTCAAAATTAATAATATCACTTGCATTAGCAGGTGTAACTGTAACAGTAGTATCTTTACCTATTACTGCATTTATAGTAGCAGGTATAGAAATTTCTGTAGCAGATACAGGTTCTGCTTTTGCTAAAATTACTGCATTAGCAAATGGAGAAATAGCAAATGTACCCCATGCATGTAAATATTCATTCCATGCCATTACTCTAGCATTATAGAATTCATCAAATCTAAATATATTATCATAAATTTGTAACCATGCTTCATCACAAATTACACCTATAATATTTGAATTTTTAAATCCATCAACTTCTACAACTCTACCTAATAGTTTTGCATTGTCTATATTAAATGCTTGCGCTAAAACATCAACATCAACATCACCCATTGCATCACTATTAACTATTAAGCATATTCTATTTTCATCTGTCCATGTTTTAATTTTTCCTCTAGCACCACTAAATTTTGAATAGGCATTATATTCAGTAGATGGAAATGTTAATTTTTTATATAATTTTCTAGCTTGTTTTACAAATGCTTTTGCATTAGCTTCACTTAATGATGGATCAGCAACTACTTGAACTATTGCTTTATTATTTGCATAAGCACCATCTATTAAATCTTTTGTATATTCAAATTCACTAATATAGTTACCAGAATATAAACTTTGTGTAATAGCTGTAACATAATCATTGAATTTTTCCCATGATACAAATGCACCTTGTAGACCTTCTCTAGTTATAGTTTTTGTATATAAGTCTTTTCTATTTCTTCTATAATATGCAACATGTGTGTCAGGGTCTGTTATTGTTAATAATTTTGCCATAGCAGTATTTGAATATTCATATTGTTCAGGTTCAGCAGGATTTTCAAATATTTCTTGAATATCTGTTCCTAAAGGTACACTACCTTTTTTAAATATTGCAAGTGGATTAGAAAATGATTTATTTCTAACTATTGTTAATGCAATTCTATTAATTAATCCATTAACAAATTCATTAAGCATAGGTTGATATGCATCATTGAATAATATGTTTGAAATTGATAAAATGTTATCTTCTGTAGCACTTGGTACAGTATTTACAAATGCTTCTGTAGCATTGTTTCTAATAACATTAAATATTTTCATACCTTTTGTAGCATTACTCATCTATAATCTCCCCTTTCTCATCAATGACATCTTCGATTTTAATTTCTTTTTTGTCATCTTCTTTTTCTTCTTTTTTGCCATCATCTTCTGCATCTTCTTTATCAAAACCTATTTTTTGAAATAAGCGACCATTTACTTTTAATAGTTCATCTTTATCAGCTTTTAATTTTTCATTTTCTGTTTTTGTTTCTTCTATACTATCAACAGCCATATTATAGTTACTTATTACATTTAATAAATCTTCACTAATTAATGCAGATGTTGTTTCATCTAGTCCTTCTTTAATTTTATTGACTAGCTTTTCAAAGTCTTCTTTACTTAACATAATAAATCTCCTTTCTATAAATTTATTTAATTTTATTATACCCTAAAATAAAAAATTTTGTCAATATTATTGACAAAATTTCTTTTATAATTTACAATATTATTTTTTGTTTCTTAATTTTCTTGCATATAAAACCCATTTAAATTTATTCTTTTTTATTGTAAATGATGGTGTTGGAGGTATACCACCCATATAAATAAACCAATTTAATGCATTTTGCATACGCAAATCATAATGATTAACATTAGGATCATAACTTGGTCTTTCATATCCTGCCATAAACATAATAGCCAATTTATCAGCAGGCCAATTCATTGTATTATCAAGAAATTGTTGGCCTGTAATTCCTATCATATCTTGACTTGCACCACTATTATAATAATTTTGTATAAATGCTTGTGTTGTATACCACTCACCCACACCACTTTGATTTAAAATTTCAGGTATTATTACCTGTAATTGAATATCACCGTTATTATATGGCGATAAACCTAATGCATTGCAATGATTTTGCAAAACTGTAATGGGTGTCCATTGCACTAATCCATAACCCTGACCACCGACTTCTTCTCTTTCAGGATTAATACTACTTTCTGCTTGCATATTTCCTAATATTCCTGCAATAGTATTATCATTAATGCCTAAACTTCTATAATATGAAATAATAATATCAGCATTATTTTCCATTTCAGCCTGTGTTAATGCACCTTGTCTACTTATCCATGCCATTTATTATACCTACTTTATTATAATTTTTTGATTAGGATAAATTAAATTAGGGTTTTCAATATTGTTATCTTTTGCAAGTTTTTGATATGTGGTATTATATTTTTTAGCAATTCCTGATAATGTATCACCTTTCTTTACAATATAAATTGTTTCTTGTGAAACATTATCTGTTGTTTCTTGTGAAACATTATCATATTTTGTCAAATTATTGGAATTAATAATACTCATAATAGTATTAATATAAGTAGGAGATGTAGCATAACCACCATTTTTAATAGCTGTTATACACTCTAAAGGTGAAGATGCAACACATGCTTTTCTATATCTTTCACTTTTAGTAATTAAATCAAAATAATCACTAATGCTATCTTGTAAATTATCATAAGCTCTAAAACATGCATCAATAGTTGTATATGATACACCATCATAACACTCTTTTGTTTTACTATTATATACTTTTCCTTTCCAACTTGAAGTTGCTTTTATTCCAAAAATTGCATTTGCTTTCATCATTATTGTACTTTGTCCCCATGCACTTTCACATATTGCCTGTGCTATTACTACACTATTAAATAATGGATAACCTCGCCTTTTATTTTCAGCATCTACCATAGGTGCTATTGTAGGTATAAATTCATTTTTTTGCATCTTTTTTCACCCCACTTTTTATTATGCATTTTTGCAAATTAAAATCTTTGGCTTTACCAACATAAACCATTATAAGTTTTTTCATGTTTATTCCTCCTTATCTCTTAATTGCTTTAATACCTCTTTCAATTTTGGTGGTAGCTTTAAGCCTGTACTAGATACATTTTCTAAAATTGATATACCTTCATTAGATACAAAAAATAAAATAACTATATCTCTAATTGCAGGTATACCAATTTTATTTTGTAATAATACACTAACTGCTACTACTATTAACATTGTAACTTTTTTAATTATTCCTTTATATCCTATTTGTGATGATAATTTTTTATTATATATTGCAGATAAAACACCTGTAATATAATCTATTACCATAAATGCACATAATGTAATAATTAAATTATCTAATCCACCAAATAATATTGATAAAAAAGCACCAATGCTAGTACATAAAATTGAAATGTTATTAAATAGTTTACTCATAATATCACCCCTTTTTTATTTTATTATATCATAAAAATAAAAATGGGTATATATTTTATAACATTATTTCTTTTATTATATTTAATAATTCATCTATATCTTTATTTTTTGCAATTTCTTTTGATTTTTCATCTATTTTCTGTTCTGTTAAACTTTCTATATAATTTAATAATTCTACACTTTCTATTGCAAAATGTTTAATTTTTTCTCTAATTATTTTTCTATCTTCTTTTTTGTATAAAAAATATGAAAAGTCTTTTTCAAATGCAGGATTAGTAACAATTACTTCAGTAAAATATTTTATAGGTGCAGTTTCATTATTCTTTAATAATTCTACTAATTCATCTCCTCTAGTTTTATTGTATCTTTTATTATTTGTTTTATTCATATTTAATCTTCCTTTCTATTTTATAGTAAAGTCGGTATCTATTAATAATACACCGCCTTTTACATGCTTAAATCTTAATTTATGCTCTTTTTCTTCATCATCAGCTAGTATTTCAAATCCCTCTTTAAAATTATCAAATGTAATGTATTTTCCTAATTTCTTTGGTAATCCTGCAATAGTAGTATTAATTTTATCATCTTCATCTTCTTCTATATAGCACTTTTGCCTGATATATTTACCTCTTTTAAATGTACTTTCTAATTTCCAATAACCTAATTTGTAATCATCTATTAACATCATTTCTTTTAATTCATCAACATCTTTTTCATTTAATAAACAATGTATACTATCTGTATCACTATAAACATATAAATCTTTATTGTATTTATTTAAACTATATTCACGGATTTTTTCACTACTTCTAATTATATCAGCTCTTGCATAACTTGTTATAAAACTTGCAACTGCTACATATATTGAATTTCTAATTTCTGCATCATAAAATTTATATTTTACTATTTCTGTTTCTTCATCTAAATATGGGTATTTACCTCTAACATTAGGATTTAATCCAAATTTTCCATATAATGAATTAAGCATTAATTTTGCTATTAAATATAATGCACCATTATCATCTTTTTTAGCTTGTATTTTCTTTTCAGTCCAGTAATCAATATACCCACTAAATAAACCTTTTATCGCTTTAAATTTCCAACCATTATGATATATTAAATTCTCAACTTTATAATTTTCAAAAAATAATTCTAAATCAATATTAGTTAATGTTAATGTTACAATATCACCATCTGTACTTTTTATATATTCATTAGGTACAAATGATAAATTATTTTTTATTTGTATAGATGGTATTTTACCTTTTTTTAATTCAAAACTACATGAAATAGTTTGTATATATAATTTGTATAATTTATCTTCTTTATATTGACCCTCAAAAAATATAGGTGTACTAAATGGTAAATATTCTTCTTTCATTTTTGCAGGGTACATACTATTTTTATCAAATACTATACCCCCGCCTGTTTCTTTTCCTTTATATATATCATTTAAATAGGTAAAACCACCCTTGTAACTTTTTCTTATATCTGCATCTATTTCATACGGTAACTGCGGAAAATAATTATCAAAATTTTTATTCATTTCTTTATAAAATGATATTGCATCACTACCTATAGTCATTTTTGTTAATTTTTCATCAAACATAATTTTTAATGCCCTACTCATAATTTCAACATCATTTCTAATATAGTCAATTTCATGCTCTGTTAATTCATGGCCTATTTCTCTTTTAGCTTTATAATCTAATTCTAATTTTCTAATAGGTAAATTAAAATCTTTTGCAATTTTTTCAACACTAAAATTTAAAATCTTTAAACTATCATATATAGTAACCTTATTAATATGCTTTTTATTTTTACAATTAAAAAATATTTCTATACTGTAAAATTGCCCCATATCACTAATTAATGTAGTAAATGTTTTATCAGCTCTATCTTTTTTATTCTTTATACACTTATAACCATTTTTAAATAACCAATTAAATATATATTCACCATCAAATTTTAAATTATGAAAATATAATAAATAATTTTCTCTTTTGTTCATGCAAAATTGCATAAAATCATTAATATTATTTCCATAAATAAAATTGTCAGGGTTTCCAATTTCACAAATAGCATAAGCCCAAACCCTGCAGTCATCTTCATCAACTGTTGTTTCAAAATCTGCAGTAAATTTACGCATCTATTTTGCCTCTTCTATTATTACATCTAATTTATCATAAAGTGCATCATATAATTCTATGACATCATCTTTGACTGCTAATAAATTTACCCCTGCTTTCTTTTTTCTTGATTTTGGTGATATATTATAATCTAATATGGCTTTAATAATCTGGTCTTCATTAAATAACTGCGTAAATTTTTTACTATCTAATTCAAGTAATTTTTCTTTTATTTCTTGTATTTTATTTGCATCGTAACCATAAAAATCACCTATTTGTGTTAAACTCTCTAAATAATTACCCATAAAAATGTTATCATAATATCTTGAATTTCTTTTACTTTTATTAATTAACTTTCTATATAATATTAAATGCTCTTCATCTAATCCTGCTAAATGTTTATTTAAAGCCTCTCTTCTTGCTACTAAATTTAAATAGTTTTTATCGCCACTTTCTGCAAATGTACTATCTTGCTTTTCTCCACCTATACGGATTTTTTCAACTTTTAGTCTGTTTATTTGTCTAGTTAATCTTGCTTTAATAGCTCTACTTTCAATTTTTATATTTTCATATTCGTAATTTGAAATTCTTGCACCACTTTCAAGTGTAATAATATCTTCTGCACCTCTTTTTGAAAATCTTTTTAATTCTTTCAATTTCTTGCGTAAATCGTATCTATCATATACATTACTTAATAATTCTTGTTTTGTAACTTTATTAGGTAGTAATAATTCTTTTTCACTTTTTTCAAGTCTAGCTATTTTTTGATTAAAGTTTTTAATCGTTCTATTAATTTCTTGATTTAATTTTTTATCATATCTAATCGCCATTATTACCACCTCTTTCTTTACATAACTATATTAACATTAAACGAATAGTATTTTAACTCTTTATCTTTATAGTACACTAAAAATCCTCTTTTTTCAATTTTTTTATACAATTCTATTAATATTAAATAATCTGCAAATATAGAGGTTTTATATCTAGCATATAATTTTGCATTTTCATTTTTTAAATATTCTACATATCTATTTAAAAAGTTATTTAAATAAAATTCACTTGAAAATACAAATGTAATATCATCATATTTAAATTTAAATGTACTTTCATTTAAATCATTATATATAATATTTGCCATCTTCTACACCCTTTCTTTGCAGGGTGGCTTTATGGCCACCCATTTTTATATTAAAATTAATGTTAAACTTTGTTTACCATTTCCTATAGGTTTTTTACTAACCTTTACTTTTAATGGCTCTTTCCATGTTTGTGGTAATCCGTATATGCCTATTATCTTTTTTAATACATTATATATACCGTAAGCACCTGTAGCATAAGTTTGACCATTTTCATCAAATAAAATAGTTCTATATTTTGTTTTCAATTCTCCTGTTTCTTCATCTATTACTTGTCTTTGCTCTACATATATATCTTTTACAGATATTTCTTGACCAATACAGTCATTTAATAATACATCACAACTTTCTAATGTATTAAATAATTTTTTCTTTTCCTCTTCTGTTTCTGCTACTAATGAGCAAAATACATTTTTTTGCACTCCACTAAATAAACTTAATCCTGTTTCTTGATTTTCCATAATAAATCACCTTTTTAAACCTTTCTTTTTTATTTTAATTTTCCTAATGCTTCACATATAGCATTATATACTACAGATGCAGTTTGCTTTTCATTATCTGTAGATTTTGTAACATCTTTAGGTACTTTTACGGTAACACTTGATGCATCACCATCTTTTTCTTTTATCTCAACTGTAATTTTTAGCATATACTTTTTACCCCCTTTCTTAATTTTCTTCATCATATACTATTTTTTATTTTTTGTCAATAATTTATGCAAAAATTTTTTAAAAAAATTTTTCAATTATTTTCTTAACTTTTTATGTAAAATAAACTTGCATTTTTATCTATTTTTATGTTATAATATTAATGTAGCAAATCGCTACAATTAACTTTTAAATGTGTGTGTTTATTTATTCAAATAATACTAATTATTATATACATCATCAAGGTGAAGAGCCTGTATATAATATTTTCTTGTGATAAAGTGGTATTATATAAATAATTCATGCACATTTTTTAATAAATGAGGTGATTAAAATAGATACATCAATTTTTCTAGATTATAATAAAATATTTGCATATAATGCAAAACTTAATTTTATAGTTACTGAAAGAGGTCTAGGTAAATCTTTTGGTGCTAAAGATTATGTTACTAAACATTTCAAAAAAACTAAAAAACAATTTGTATATATTAGAAGATTTAAAACAGAATTACATGAAGCATTATTTAAAGAAAAACAACCTATATTTTTTAATCAAATAAAATGTAATTACCCTAATGATGAATTAACTAATACTAAAGAAGTATTTAAAGTTAATGGCCAAATTGCAGGTTATGCAATACCTTTATCTACTGCAAATATTTTAAAATCATCAACTTTTGAAAATGTAGATACTATTATATTTGATGAATTTTTAATTACAAAATCTACTTATCATTATTTACCTAATGAAATTATACAATTTGCAGAATTACTTGAAACTATAATTAGATTAAGGCCAAATATTAAAATTTTAATGCTAGGTAATGCTATATCTATTACTAATCCATATTTTGAATTTTTTGGTTTATCTTTACCTTATAATTCACAATTCAAAACTTTTAAAAATGGATTAATATTAGTACACTACTCTAAAAATGAAAAATACCGTGAAGTTAAAGCTAAATCTGTAATGGGTCAATTGTTTGCAGGTACTGATTATGCAAATTATGCTTTTGAAAATGAATTTTTAGAAGATAATACAAATTTTATTCATAAAAAAACACCTATTGCAAAATTTAATTTTATACTTAACATAAATAATAAAAAATATGGTGTATGGACTGATTATAAACATGGTTATATGTTTATTAGTAAAGATTATGATCCTAAATTTAATATTACATTTTCAATTAATAATAATGACCATAATGAAGATACTATTTTTATTAGGGTTAGAACATCACCATTTTTTAAATCGTTAATTGAATATTATAGAATATCAAGATTATATTTTGAAAATCAGTCTATCAAAAATAACTGTATGAAATATCTTTTAAAATATTTACAATAAAGTCTTGCATTGTTTTAGGGTTTATGGTATAATGTTTATTGTCAAGAATAATATGGTGAATTCTCACATTGTTGTTTACATAATTTATTGTGTAACTTCAATGTGGGAATTTTTTGTGTGGGAAAATGGGGGAAAGGCAGATATACTCATTTGTGATCTGCCGTGCTCAGGGCTTGGAGTG